TTTTGTCCATTGTGTCTAGTAAATGTAACACCTCTGACTTCATCAATCTTATCTAGTGCATTAGGTATCATTTGTATATCTGTTTTAAGTGCAACATCAGATACTGTAGTTGAGTATGCAACAACATCTCCATCTGCATGAAAGTCTCCATCAGGTTCCATTCTAAATCTTTCAGCATCATTGGTATGAAATCGCATACTATTATCATTATGGACATATGCTACTTTTCCTATATCTAAATCATTTGCATCACCAAACAATATTTGTGATGTACTACTAGCACCAGCTTTAATTAATATTTCAGCATCACCACTGTTATTTACTTCAAACTGTTTAAGTGGAGTAGCTTGTCCTATACCTACTCTGTTGTTTGATGAATCTACATGAAGTGTGTTTGTATCGACTGTAAAATCACCACTAAAAGACCCGTTGCCTGTTGTAGTAATATTGCCTGTATGGGTAATATTTCCGCTTCCAGTAATATCGTTTGAGTTTAATCCTAGGTCTGACCCCAGTGCAGATATTTGAGTTGAAACATCTAATAAAGATTGTGCAGTAATTCTAAGTTCTATTCTATCGCCAGTAGCAAATGCTCTAGCTGAAGTGCTTTCTTGTGCACGAGTAACAGTTAATACATCAGATGACCGTGCAGTACATTTAGCAATCTCTAAATTATTTGATGCGTCTATGAGAGTTACAAAAAAATACTCACTGCCTGTTAAAGATGGGAATAAAGCTCCGTTCCCAGATGCTACAGTTATACTAGTAGCAGAGTTATTTATACCTGAAGCTAGTGTAGATACTGCGTTATTCGCAAATTTTACTGGCATTTATATCTCCTCTTAACTTATAGTTACAGTCCATGTAATACCTAATGTATCGTTTGCACCTTTGTTTATAACAGAGAATACAGTTCTACATAAGAGGGTACCATTTGAACTAGCATTTAAAAGCCCAGCTTCTGTAATTGCACCTGTGCCTGTGCCAGCACCAAATGAGCCGACATATGCCACAGCATTGTCAGTTACAGTACTAGATGTTAAAGCTACACGTCCAGCTTCACTGCCTAATGCAGTATTGCCAGCTGCAGCCGCAGTGCTTCCAGTTCCTATTGCCATGTGAGACATAACAGTAGTGTTGTTTTTTAGTCGATCAGCAATAAAATTTTTACCTGCTGTTACAACTAAATTAGGTACGATAACCTCATGTTTTACATTTCCTTGTGGACTAGTAAGGGTAAGTTTTAACTCACCTTTTACTTTAATTAAATCATTAATCATTTATCCATCTCCTTTAAGTCTTAGCTCCAGCTGATAGTGGAGTAGCGTTACACATGTGTCCACCCAACGAACTGTCATCAACTTCAGTATATATGTAATTAATAACAAGTCCAGCGTTCGATGAATCACCCTCAGTTATTCTATCATCATTCATTATAACCTGACCAATGTTACCTGGCCCACCAATTACACCTGTAGCGGTCTCATTTCTAGTAAATATAAAGCCAACTGTACCATCAGAAACATTTACAGTATCTGGGTATAGAGGTGTAAGAGTTCCTAGTGTAAGTAGTGTGCTTATACTTTCAGAAGCACTGGCACTATCACTAGGTGCTGTGCTTACAGTTATTGAATTTACAGCATCTGATGGTGTAGAACTATCAGCCTTAACTATACTTGGCTGTAATACTGGTGCATCAGAGACTGATATAGAATCTGTTTTCCCTTGCGGGGTAATTATTTTAGCGTCAGACTCGGAAGCAGACGCAGAATCTGTTTTAACCACACTAGCACTTTTAACATCTGCTTCAGACACAGACGCTGAATCACTAGGGTTAGTGCCTATGGCTTTTGTGTTGACTGATTCAGACGGTGTTACACTATCACTTTGAGGTATATTCGGCTGTAATGATGGTGAATCAGAAGCTGATGCAGAATCTGTTCGACTTGTAGTAAACGTTTTAGCATCAGATTCAGACACATTTATAGGATCTGGATCTATATCATCATCACTTATATCAAAATCAACAGAAGAATTTATTATCTTATTAGGAGTATCTGACACAGATACTGAGTCAGACTTGACAATACTAATACTAAATACCTGAGTCCCGTCAGCTGGTGTAACAGTATCAATCTTACTTAGCTCTGGCACGACATTAGGTGAATCACTTACACCTATTGAATCTACATGCTTGCGAGTAGGTATTAATTCAAATGCTTTTATACCTAATTGAGACGTATTTACTGTAGCTGATATCTTATTGCTATCACTAACTACAGAACTAACACTATTTACACTAACGCTAAAAGATATAGCCGTTGCGGCAATAGCGGATACGAGTCTGATGTTAGCCATTAGAAATTACTTCTTACTCTAAATTTTAATAAATCATAGACAGTATGGATACTGCCATTAAAACTAACTACTATCTCACCTTCATATGAGCCTTCATCAACATCTAAGACACTACTAGCAAAGTTAAATTGAATTTTACCGTCAGAACCATCTGTTGTTTTACCACAAGTTATTGTAGATAAAACTGTTGTAGTGCCTGTAGCTCTAAACTTTACAGATACCGAAGTAGTACTTGCTGATAAATCTAATGCAGTATTAGCTACATCATCATTTAACGTTAGTTGGATAAGCGGTAGCTCATCTCCTTTTACTAATCTAATTACATCTGCCATATCTATTACCCAAATGGTTGCCCTTGAACTCTCATAGATGCTCTTCCCGCACCTAAGTTAGCTCTAGCTCTACGCTCCGATAATTTAAAAGCAAACTGCTTTGCATGATACGAAGCTAATTCTCTATCACTCCAACTATTATCAGGTAGTACTAATAAATGTTGCAGTGCTCCATGCATAATAACATTTTCTAATTCATCTAAAACTGTTTTATCCATACCCGTTGCCGTTCTTAGCGGCTTTAAACACACAATCATACGTACATCATACGCTGTACCACTATCAGGTACGGGTGCTACAGAGAAATGATCTGGATCTAACTGTGTTATATATCTAGGTTTAGCTCTATTTTCAGTAGGTTGGTTAGGCCATTTAGGGTATAAATCATATATTTTATCTAATGTAACAGGCACTAACGTCTCATCATTAACCGTAGCTGTAATAAATGCATGTACTTCAGATTGAGTTGGACATTCATATTCATAATCATGACTCCCTACAACTAAACGTATTCGTGGTTGTTCGTACCGCCACGCAAGAGTACGTTCACACGCCTCTATTGCTGCATCACGTACATAGTTTTCTACTACAGGAGTAGGACAACCTGGTACGCTAGGTAATAATCTATTAACAATATCTGAAAAATTCCTTGTAGCCATTATGTGAGGTCCTCCTCAATCTTTTGTTTATTTACTGGCTGTAAACCTCCAGCTTCTGTATCTGTAAATATTCTATTAGAAGCTGAAACACCTAGTGCTTGAGTAAATGATTTTAAAAACAATTCAGCTCTACCTGAATTAACATGTTCATTATCAACAGATTCTGCTAAATATACCGTACCATCTACAATAGCTGGTAAAAAAGCATCAGGTAGTAAAGCTACTGCTGTTGTTCCATCATACACTGGTGGGGACTGTGAATACTCTACAACTAATGTTTGATTAGCTGGAGCTTTTGGGTATATAAAAAATTTGTTGGGGTTTCTAGTATGCCTCATAAAATTTCTACAGGCACCTGCTGTATCATTAATCCATTGTGGATATGATTGATCTAGTATCTCTCTATTAGTTTCTGTAATTCCATCTCCACCTTGTACAGAAAATACTTCTATTAATCTTATAGAATCAGTAGGTGTAGATTGTAGTACTGCATTTTCGGTACACGCAACTGTACCCATAAAAGCAAATAAATCTGGTCTTAATACCGAAGTTCGTTTAAGAGCTTGGTTTGCAAACCCTAGTAGTACTGTATCAGAATATCGCTGAGGAGCATTCTCATCCTGCAGCAATCTTCTAACTTCAGTAATGACATCATTTAAAATCATTTCGGTGTGTCTATCCCTTTAGTTGCTTCTTCAGCTAACTCTATGTTAACAGCTTTTTCATCTTCAGGAATCACTTCTGTCTTTAAATTAACTTTAGTTTTTCTCCCTTTTTGTTTCTTAGGTAAAAATTTTTCTGGAAAAGCCTGTTCTTCAGTCACTTCTTCAGTTAGTGGATTCTCAGCTAGTATCTCGTTCCAGCCATATATCTCACCATCTTTTATATTTCTTAACCATTTTCCCGCCATTTTTCTCTCCATTTAGACAATCGGGGGGTTAAAGTTACCCCCCGACCTTACTATTTTATATTATGAACAATCAGCGATAACTGCCCAAACTTTGATTTTAGCCAAATCAGTTACAGCACCTGATACGCCGATAAGCATATCAATAGTATCTGCAGCCGCAAAATAATGGCTGTTATTATCTCCGTTTAAAAGTGCACCGTTTGATGATGTAGTTCCTGCTGCGTTAGCATTCCCTCCATCAATAAACCCATCAACATCACCACCAGTTAAACCGATGTCAAATGTAGATGCTGCACCTTCAGCAGTCATAGTTGTTGCCCCAACAGCCATCACTAGTGTGTTAGCTGGTATAGAAAGTACTTGGAGAGAATCACCAGTTGCAAGTGCTGTTGCACCCGCTGTGACTCTAGCTGCCGTAATTTCAGCGAAGTCTAAAGTAACTTCAATATAGCCGACTTTGTTAATTCCTTTAGCAGGGTGTGCTGCAGAACCTTTATCAAAGCCATGCGTATCTGTATATGCCGCCATGTTAGCCTCCTATTAAACAGTAACAATCATTGTAGCAAGAGCTTCAGGTTTAACGACTTTATAACCGTAAACTTGAAGACCACGAATGATGTTCCCGAAAGTTGTTTCTGAACGGATTGTTTCCATATTTGTCATTTGTGACGCAAATGTAAACCCCATTGTGTGTCCACCGATTACGCTGAACTCACTTCCGCTCTTAAGTAGGTTATGACTTACATATACTGTAAATCTATCAATCATACCTAGACGACCATTTCTTAATGGTGAGTTTCCATCACCAGTAATAGATGCATCTTTAAGATCTGATTGCTTGATTAAGCCCGCCATCTTAGCAGGTATTACAAGAAAACGCCCTGACTCAGGACAGTTAGCTTCATCAAGAACTGTACCCATATCTACAATCTTACCAATTACGTTTGAAGTAGTAAGTGCTTCTGGGGTACCTGCTACACCAAGGTCGATATCACCAGAGATTGCTCCAGCTGATGTTCCTTTGTTACTAGCATGTACATCAGGTAACAAATCAGTCAATACTCTTTGATCAATTTTAATCTTCATACGCTCTGAAGCGTCTTTAGACCACTGATCCATCATACCGATATCTGATTGTACTTCATCTACATCGTCTTCAACACAAGCGAAGTATTCGCCTTTGTCGATTAGCAATTGTAATTTTGCTTTGTTTGGATTTTCAACTGCTAAAGTTTGACCTTTAACATATGTTTTAATTGTTATTTCAGGTGTTGTGCGGATGTTAACCGTATCACCCATGTTACGAATTTCACCTTCGTAGTCAGTGTTTGAGATTGCTGATAATACTGTCGCATCATAGAAATTCTCAATCAACTTGCCAGACCATATTTCAGGTATAAAGTTACCTGTATACGTAGGATGACCTGGTGATGTTGCAAAAGCCATAATAGTCTCCTTTTTTGCTATTAATTAACTATGCGATTTTCTCGCTGTGCAGCGAAAATATCACGTTCTTTTCTACTACGTTCATCTTCTCTACCTTTATATTTACCCGTTCTAACATCTTTGAAAAATTTCTCAATGTCTTGCGGCGTATATGTTTTGGCATCATTAGACACAGGTTGTCCAGAACGTCCTCGCCCTGGGGAAACTTGTTTTTCTAATTCAGATTTAGTAGCCCTTTTATCACGAGCACTATCATCGTTACCACTATTTCCTACAAAAGTTTTAAAGAATTGTATTACCCTACCTGATTCTAGTTTACGCTGTGCGTCTTCTAGATAAGTTTGGCGTGCTATACCTGTTAGAGGATCTATCTCTAGGAGCCATGATTGAAAATCTGGATCACTATTTACTTCGTTCCAATTAGGTACTTCATGGTTTAAAGCGTCCCAGAACTGTTTTTCAGAGTTAGACTTTTGTTGTTGTTGGACTTGTTGTACTTGTGGTACAACTCCTCTCAACTTAGCTATCTCTTGTTCCAGTTGAGCTACACGACCCATTTGTCCTGATAACTCTTCCTTTGCTGCTTTACGCATGATTTCAATAGAATCACCATACTCTTCAATGTCGCTGTCAGTTATTAACTTATCAGCTACTACTGGTTCTGCAGGTTTTTCTTGTTTATTCATGGTGCCTAGCAAAGATTCTAACTGAGATACACGGCTGTTTAACTCTCTGTTCTGTGCATTTAAACTTGGAACTTCCTTGTTATACATACCCTGTAGTGTTCTATACTTTTGTTGCCACGATTCTTTTTTAACTTCTGTGTCTGGTTCACTGTGCTCTTCAGTTTCAGACTTGGTTACCTGCTCATCTACACTGTCGGTCTGCGACTCAGCAGCTACTTCAGGGGAAGCCTCAACTTGTTTTTCTTCAGGTGTATTCTCTCCTGAATCTAAACCAGCGTTAGATTCTACTGTTTCGTTATTGAGTTCTTTATACAATGCTTGTACATCCTCAGACTGTTTTTGAACTTGTTTTGGTAATGACATAATGTTTCGCTCCTATCGGTGTGCGTTAATCAACAGCTGTCCTCATGACTTTGCTGCAGTTTCAGGGGACTCTTTTATTAAGGTGTAAATTTCTTTCAGAACCTGACACCGCCCCTGTGCAAGTGAAACGTTCTGAGTAACATTAGGTAGCTGCTTTAACTCATGGTCTAACCATCCCTCTAACCAATCCAATGCTTGAGGGTGTTGGCGTGCCAATACGGCTAAAGCCTTAATAACTTCTGGCTCTGGTCTAATCAAGACTTACCTCCAGTGTTACGGTTACTAACTGTGTTTGCTTCCATTCCTCCTTTAGGGGAACCGTCTGGCTGGGTTGGTGTTGGAGATTGCTGTGCTTGTTCAGCCGCAAACTCATTAGCCACCTTAGCCTGGTAACTTCCTTTCTCCCTTGATGGAATGATATCATCCACAGGCATCTGCAAACTTTTAGCCACTTCACGAAGTATCGCTGCACGGCCTTCCTTACCAACAATGTCCATATCGACTTGGTTGGCGGTTGCGTTAAGAAATTCTATACGGCGAAGGTTAACAGTTTCTTTAACTGCGAGATTAACTGCACCTTTCGGTAGTATCTCAACATCGCCTTTAATTGATTCATCTTCATCATATCGCATATTGTATACAAATTGTCTATGTACAATAGGCTTTATGACATCAGAATCTATATGCATAACTACTTGACGTATGCCTTTCCCTGCTGAACCCATCAACATAGAAAGTCCTGATGCTGTACGACCAGCACCTTTTACATTCAAATCGCCGTATACATACGACGGTATACCTGAATGATCGTCAGCTAGTTTACTAAATCTTTCATATACACTCATTAATGTGTTTGCATTATCATTTGGTTGGTTAAACCTAACAGCAGGAGCACTTGATCCTAGTGGGTCATTAGTTACTTGCCATATTTTCCATGGGTGCATTTGTGTAATGTCTTCGTTAGGTGGAATCCTCTCAAGGTTAACTTCAACCTGCGGTCCACTTGATATAGCCATGTTATTAACTAAAGCACGAGCTGCTGCATTACATACGTTTTGTAAATCTTCTATAATTTCTGGTATACCTTTACCCCAGAATGCTCCTGGGCATTTAATAAATGAGGTTTTAGCATACGGTTTTTCACCTAGTGGGTCGTAGTTTAGTACAGCTTTGATAACATAATTACCCACCATCCATACGTTTGCGTCATACTCACGAGCTTCATCAGGTACGTCTTCTTCAGTTAGACCCCATTCGATTAGCATTTTACCACTGACCTTACCCCAAAATTCTACTGCATCGTAAACTTCTGTAGGTCTATCAAATGAATGAAACTTTCTTTCTTCATCATCTTTAGCTAGCTCTACATCTTCTGATATCCACGAGCTACCATTACCATATTCTAATACTTTTCTAATTGCATCGTCGTCATATCCTGGTACACCTATTAAATCTGCTAATTCTGTACGACTAAGTGG